GGGAGTTTGGTTGAAAGAGCCATCGAATTTGCTTGAGCTGAAAGAAGTGTCTGCTTCGTTGAACAGGGCTTCTTTACGAGTCATTGCATTGGCACGTTCGCCGCCGTACAGGCTACGCAGACAAAAGATAATGTCGGAGGGTCCGCGCATAGGTTGGACACCACATACATCGAAAGGCATCAGGTTAGGTAATGAACGACGAACCATGCCCAACATAATCGGTTCGTAACGGTCAATACCGCCAGTTGCCATGGAGTTATTGATTGGAGCTGCTTCAGCCAGAATTGCGCGGTCTGAGCCCATTTCTTTCATTTGGTTTTCCAGAACCATAGCGGTCGTATATTTACGTGTAGCATCCTGCAGGTCAGGCATTCCATCCAGGTTCAGGATACCATCCCATTTTTCTAAAAGATTTTCTGCTTGGTACATCTGTGAATCTCCTTATATTTTAAAGTTATTTCTTTCCAAAGCTTTTGGAAATTATTTTGGCATATTCATTAATATTCTCATTAATGTAATGAACACCATTTCCGTAATCCAGTTCAATTGACGGTTTCTGAGTAGTGCCAGAAGCCGGTTTGAAATGAGATTCTTTGATGACGTTCAGTTTTTCGCGATACTTCTCTTCTGTCACAAAATCTATGCCATTAATTAACTTCGCGAATTTTTCTTTATCCAAAGCCGTCATTCCTTCGCAGACGTCTTCGATAATTTCTTTCTGATTTGATTCGTGATTTCCTGCTTTGAGTTCAATGTTTTCGTTCAGGATATTATTCATTTCTGATTTCAGCTTGGCGTTTTCTTCAACCAGTTGGTCGATAACGTTTTGCTTACCTTCAGGAACTTCGATGTAGTGCTGCTCAAACAGGTCATGGAGTCCGGTAATGAAATCTGAGATAATGCTTTCACGTAAACCTGTTTCGATTGCAACAGCGTTTTTCGTCATGAATTCATCAGCCAGATAAGACATGTACTTGTTAATCTTCTCTTCAATAACCGAGAGTTCTTCTTCCAGTTTGCCGGTATATTGTTCTTCCAAAGATTCGACGATTTCATCAGCGGCAAGATTAACTCTAGCAATGACTGCAGCTTCAAAGATGTTCGAGGCTTTATCTTTGATTTCTTCTTCTACTGATTCTCCGAAGATTGCTTTAATGTCGGTATCCAGTTCTTCTTTCGTAAATTTCTTCACTTGATAAGGAACTGAAGATTTTGAGTCACCTTGTTTAGGAAAGTCATCTGATTCGGCTTTCTGGGAAGGTTGAATAGAGTTATCTTTCTCAAGGGCTGATTGTGCGATGATTCCTGCGTCTTCATCGCCTTCTTTGGCCTGTTTAACTTCTTTCTTGGAATCGCCTTGTTTAGGAAAGTCATCTGCTTCAGCTTTTTGTGTGGCCTGAATAGAAGTATCTTTCTTGGTCAAGACGGAAGGTTTCTGGTTATATTCTCCAGTTTCCAGTTTTTCGATTTTTTCTTTTGAATTTCCTTGTTTAGGAAAGTCGGAATCTCCGGAATTGGAAACGGGAACCGTTTTTTCTTCCAGAAGTTCTTGAATTTTTGATTGTAAACCCATGTAAATCTCCTAAGTATATCTTTCTATTACTATTTATAAAATGAATAATTTCTATTGATTTTTAGATTTAAATGATGCGCGAAGTTGTTCCAGAGGGTTTCCGGATTTATGAAAAACTCCGGTGCTTCTTGATAAAAGGCTATTATGGATTCGTGGATTCGACGCCACACCAATTACATTATCTAATAGATGTTTAGCATTATCTTTATCAAAATGTTCATGATCCATGATTTTATCAATATGACCTAAATCTTTTTTATCATAGATATTAAGTGAATCAGCGTCTTTCTTGACAAATTTATCGAAATGTTCTTTTGGTAAATCTATATCTGGTTCTAATAACTTTCTTCGTCCATCTTTGCCGTGTTTCTCTGATATTTCATCAAAATGAGATGGATGAAAATTTTGATGATTCGCAAATTTCGACCCCCCAAAAACAGAATGTGAATTCTGAATAATTTTACTTATTACATCTTTGGTGATATTCGGATTTTTATGATTAAGGTTATCTATTGCATCTGGATGCGAATTCATAATTTTATCCATTGTTCCACGTTTGATGTTTCTGTTGTAAGCTGCATGTAAATGCAAATCTTTATTTTCCTTGTGTTTGTCCAGTATTCTATTTACATCTTCGTCCGAAAATACTGAAGAATTCGCAAGATATATTGGGAATCTATGAATATGTTCTTCTGCTACATGTTTATCAAACGCCGGATGATTTAAAATATCAGGTGATATTTTTTGTTTATGATCCGCTAGAAGACGATCTAATGCTTTTTACCATTACCTATAATGGTAGTTTTGGATGCATCGTTGTATACATTAGGATTTTTGTGATAAATCCCAGAATCATTTGGCGGCATTTTATCGTTGATGAATTTATGAACTGTATGAGTAAATGCGTCAGATGGCGGACCATACGTCCTATTCTCTGGTCTAAGAACAGAATGTCCTGTTTCGTCGTCGGCAAACTTCTTCAAAGCTATTCTAGCAAGAGGATGTTCTAAATCCTTATCGTCTTTGTGATGAAGATAGGCAACATGGGTACCGTGTTTAACATCTTGTTTTAAATAATCCTTGTTACTTCCTGTTTCAAAGTTCATACACGATTCATTTTCCCAGCAGTGGCCTCCTGATGTCATCCCTGCTACGTGGTGAGGATGTCTTGATATAGTTACTCTTAAGTCATTGCTCCCGATTCCTTTATTGCTTCTTGCAGGATCATTAGCAAATTTATTCTTCAGTTCATCTGGAGCTTTGGTTTTCTCTAGGGCTTTTCCTAGTTTAATTTCTCGACCGTGTTTATCTTCTCCGATACCAGATTTATAGTCTTTAATCTTAATACCGTGGGGAGCAAGATGATTTTTAATATCTTCAGAATGTCCTTCTGATTCTGGATGTTCTAAAGAAATAGTTTTTTCCGTATGAGTAGGATGGTCAAATAGATGGTCAGAAAAAGAATTATCCCCTTTCTTCCATCTATTGACTTTAGCCTTTTGAGCTTTATTGAGGATTTCTGTTAGTTCTAAAAAATTAATCATGAATATATTATTTGATATTAGAAAGTAATCGTTCGAATCTTTCCAAAATAATCAGGTTCTTTTCTTTCTTGGCTATCTGATCAAAGCTTTCTTCCAAGTCTACCGGAACCCATTCCCCATCGACAAATCTCCAGTCAACGCTTTCTGACAGCCCTTTCACATAGCAGTCAAATCCCGAAGGGTCTGATACTACATCTACCGTTGACATCAAGAATTCCTCAACGATATTACCCCGGTTCTTGTTTACCTTTCCCATTCCCCGACTGGATACCCCGGGTTTGTAATTCTCATCAATCAGAGTCTTCAATATCTTTCCGTTTGGAGTATCGATTACTCTGGCCTTGCCGTATACGTCTGAACCATGAAACGACAGGCTTTCGATGATATGAGATACTTTATCCAGATTAACCGTGAAGCCTGGAGAATGATTCAGTTCCCCGACAGACCGGTTCTGTTTGATATATTCATCCCGGTACTTATCGACTGCACCTTCCAGAACCGATTTAGGGTATACCCTTCCGTTTCTGTTCTTCCGGTCCCCAGAAAGAAATCTACCTTCAATGAAATAGTTCTTCTTTCCATCAACGCTTTCTGTTAAAATCTCTACGTCGTTTTGGTTTAATTCAAGTAGTAGTTGCATGGTAGTATCCTTCCTGGTATTAATCTTTATCCGGGGATTGTGATAAAGCGGCCTTCAGAACTTCTCTGTGCTTATCATGAATGTCATTATCGATTAAGGAAGCAACAGAGGTTAAAGGTCCCTTATCCTTTGTTTGAAAAATATGGTGATAGGATACTTGTCCGTTAGAATGGTCATGAACCTGTGCACGGGTGGTTTGTCCGATACTGGTCTTTAACCCGGCTTCTTGCTGCACCAGTCTTTGTTTCTCGGGGTGTAAACCTTTCAGGATATCAGCCTTGCCCTCGTTCTCGATATCGCCCTTTGATGCAGGACGTAATGATATCGTGTATCTTCCGTGCTGGAATTCTGAACCGGTCCGGAAATCTTCCCCGGTATGCATAGGATAATCGTTTCTCACTTTAGTCGTCCTGCGTCAGAATATTATTAGTTCCGCCTAAACTCTTGCCAATGGCTTTGCGAACTTCGTCTTTCTTCTCATCCATCTTGTCAGCTAACTGTTTATAGAACATAGTCTGAAACCATGTTTTTGCTTCGGATGCATCGCCAGCTCTAATTGCGTCTAAAAAATCTCGTACCATGATTGTTCTTCCTTTTTAATCGTCGTCTTCGGTAAAATTACTTGTTTTCTTCCTTGTAGGAGGCTTAATTGACATAGCTAAAGCCTGTGCCTGTGTTGCCTTTACTCGTTCCTGGGGCGGCGGGGGCGACCATGCGCCTGCTGCCTGTGGAGATATAGACGAACAGTCTGGATCTCCTCCTTGGCCATCTTGTTCTTCAGGATTCATCTGATTCGCCTGATTCATGAACATCTGGTCATGTAACTGTTTCTCCATCTCCTCAGAATGGTCTTGCTCCATCTGTTTCCGCATTTCTTCAACTTCTTCTTTATTCAATTTCAGAATCTTATCAAATACATATTCCTTGGAATAGAATACGCCCATGTACGGATATATATTATTCAGGAGATCAAATCGGTTACGTAAAATCTCGGCTTCTTTTACTTCCAGGAAATACTGGTCCTGCTTATACTCATAATTTATATTTTCCTTGAGTTCTTCCCAGTCTTCCAGATTGATAATGTTCTTGGAAACAAGCTGGGTACGTAATAAGTCATCAAACAGGGAATTGAACTTTCTGCGCAGACGGTTGATGAACTTGGCAAAGGTAAGCTCATCGCGGGATACTTCCATCTGTCTTCCAAAGACCACGGATGATTCTTTGAATCTGGATACCGGAATCTGTAATGCACGATAAAGCTCGTCCTGAATATTCTCGATATCGTTGGTGGAATCATCATTATGTGTTCCTTCCAGATTCTCTACCGAATGACCTTTTCCTTCTGAATCAACAGGAAACCAGTAGTCTTCCAGAATAGACATGAAATGTCGTTGGTCCTTTACTGTTCCTTCCGTGGAGTTATATACGATTTTATTCTTGTACTTTGAAATCACGGAACGCATATACTGGTCTGCCTTATTCTTTGACAGTCCAGAAACGTCAATCTTGAACATCCGTCTCATGGGAGCACGAACTATTCTGGATACGACCATTGCATCCTTAAGCATCGCCAGTTGATTAGCAGGCTTTAAAGCAGGATGAAGAAAAGACAGGTTCATGCCCCGGGCAATATCATGCAGTCCTGAACTTGCATAGGCAACAAACTCCTGGGGGAGACGAATGTCCCGGGAAGAAGATGCTGCAGAAACGTTATACATTGAATTGGTGGGAACAACTCCCATGTTGTTATAAACAAAGAAGTCTTCTGTTTTCTTGATGATTTCGATTCCGTCGTTGTTCTTTTCTTTATAGACCATCCGAACCTTACGGAACTTGCGCGGGTCGATAAAGACTAATTTTTCTATTCCGTCTTTATTCTCTCCCATGATGATTTGATAACCGCACTTCCCGGTAATATAGAACATCCGGAAGATATCGTGGGCACGTTCCTTAAAGTCAAGCAAATTAAGGATATACTTAAATTCTTCTTTGATTGAGTTCTTGAACTTATCAGAGTATTCTAAATCGGTTAAGTCGATTTCCACGGGGACTTCTGATGAAATAGTACTGATGCTTTCTGATACTATTTCTTCGATGGCACGATTGACGTCAGGATATGTTGATATAGTAAGATACTTGTTAATCAGTTCAAACTCAGACGCAGCCGCGGTTTGGAAATCAAAGAACGAATTTGATATACCGGTGTCGGGAATAGTCAGCGCATCAGAATCAGACGGAACAACTACTTGTTTCCGCTTCAATCTGGTTGAGCGCTTATCAGGAAATAACGGATTGGTTGAATCGATAGTGGTTGTCATTAATAATTAATGGCGATATAATAAGGTATCATGACTATTTATA